TTTACTCCGGTTTTTCCTGTTACTATTTTCATTACTTATCCTTTCCGTGTAGCATCACCTACACTATATGATATATCAACTGTATCATCATCTAACTTGACTATTATATTTGTGATACTGCTTATTACATAGGAATCTGTCACGCTTTCATATCCGCCAATTATATCACCTATATGTTGCTCAGTATCACTGCTTGTAACTGCAAATGCATCAGCTCCTATTAATTCCTGCAATCTCTCTGTTCCACCAGAGACAAGGTCCTCAACAGATTCCGCAGATGTGTTCTCATAAGTACTCACATATTCCTCGATTCCATATAGACGTTGAGATGTGCTTATATTTCCATTTGCATCAGCATATAAATGCACTACAGTTCTGTCCTGAAGCTCTCCTTTCCCAAGACATATAAGATGATTTACACCTCTATATGTCTTGGTAATAGCGAAATTAATATCGTTCTGGTTGTATTCTATCCGGTCGGAATAATCAACTAACGGCACATATGATACATGAACTATTCCATTTTTAACGATTAAGTACAAATTCATACCTATAGCTTTACCAAGCTTAACTAACCCGGTATATAGATCTATGTATCGGTCAAATTGAAATGTTTTTACTGTATATCCGATACGTTCGGCAGCAAATACCGCTGACAGTCCACATAAATTTATAAGATCCTGAATAATGTTTCCAGCATCTCCTGATACAATCCGGTAAGCTGCCCCGGACGGAGGCTCTATGATTTTACTCATAAGGATTCCTCTGAAATTTCTGCCAGAATATTTGATCTCATTATTCTCCGTAATCACTTTTACGGAATCTACAACACCACCATACTCCGTATCATTGACATACCACCAATAGCCTCCACGCATGACATTATTTTTAATGCCAACTGTGATCTCAAAATTCTTCTCATTTGCAATATCAAGATCAATACTATAATGATGTAGGCAACCTTCATCATTAAGATTTCGGTCTGTATAGATCACATCCAAATCGGTTCACTCCTTTCAGCTTTCAAAAGCAAATCAAAATTAAAATCCGCATTCCAATATATAGCCTGTTCTCCGGATTTAATTTTGTGAAATATATCATTCTTTCTGTCTCTGAATCGGAATATATTTACAGTTGCTCCATTCATTTTATATAGCCTTATAGTCTGCCGTTTTGAATCAATCTCTGCTCTTTCACCAGCCTGTATAGTATAGTTTAATGCATATATATGACCACCTATTGATATAGCCGGATTCTGCGCATATCCATAGATTGTCATAATAAATTCTGCCTCATTAAAATTACTATTTGCAAACTGTGTAGCATTCCCTGGTGAAGCGGAATAATCATATTCATAACCATATGAATATCCACGTCCACTATCGTCTGATTCTATCGTTTCATATCGATACTGAAACAATTCCTCTTTCACCCACGCATCTGCCGCTGTCACTATCTTTAACGACAGTTTTGTATGTTGCCCTATCAGATAATCTGACTTATCACTTGCATAGATGAAACATTCAAGATAATAATCGCCAATATACAGTTTTCCGGGAACTTCATTGATGATATCCTGTTCAAACAGTTCAAACATATCATTCTTTACATTTCTGCATATTCTTGGAGTTGGACAGCATATAGTGACCGGAAGTGTCTTTTCTGTAATTTTCTTTTGAAAATTCTCAACACACTTCCGATCACTATCATAGATCCACTGATAATTCCGGAGGTCATTTTCATTTGCAAAGATATATTTCTTTCCAAACTCAAGAACATTTCCCTGACTATTTACATATTTTATATTCTCAAGCATGTTCTCACCATCCTTCCAAATTCTCTACCATCAATCTTAAGCTTCGTACCTTCTGTAAGTGCTCTTACCATGTATTCATACATATTTTCATCAATATGTCTTACCACATCAAGAATCAAATACAGAACCTTTGATAACTCTGATTCATTGTCTACTGTTCTTCCTGTTGCTGCTGCCATCTGATCTGCTACCTTACTGATCCATTCTGTATTCTTCTCAAGCGGCACAACAGCCTCAGCTCCATTACCTTCAAGTATACCGACCTGACCTTTCTTAAGTACACCACCTTCTGCAAGCTGTGGTGCATTCAATTTATCAAGCTTATTAATTGATACTCCCGGAATCGCATTAATAACGGATATACAAGCATTGATTGCAGATATAAAACCATTAATGATCTTTGTCGCTGTACCTAATATGCCATTGATAGCTGCTGTAACGGCTCCCTTGATGCCATCTGCGATAGCTGTTCCAACCTTGGAAAAGATATCCTTAATCTTCTGCCATGTATCTGAAAAGAACTTAACCATCGGTGAAAATGCATTCTTGATACCAGCCCAAGCCTTGCCAAAAATGTCACTAAACCATGTACCTACTGATGCATATGCACCTTTTATTCCATTCCAGATTCCGCTGAAGAAACCAGTAACAGCAGACCAAACACTCTTAATTCCATTCCACGCTGTTGTAAAGATGCCTTTAAAAAACTTTCCTACTGCTGCAAATGCTGATTTTATACCATTCCATATGCCTTTAAAAAAGGCAGGTGCTGCATTCCAGACTTTCTTAATGCCTTTCCAAGCCATTGAAAACGATTTACGGCAGTTGTTGATAACTGCCATAATTGCAATAATCGCCGCTTCCAATGTGATCTCAAGCATCTCGCAAAACCATTCAAGTATCGGTTTCAGCACTCCGAGTATCTCTTCTGATATCAGACTTATCACCTCAACGAGCGGAGGCAGGATCATATTGATAAGTTCCATCAATGGATCCAATATCATTAAGATCAGATTTATAATTGGATTGAGCAAATCAAGTATTGGCTGCAATAATTCCAGTACCGGTTGCAAAATTGAAATCAAAACAGGAAGAATCTGCGACACTATCTGCACAATAGGCGGTAAAAGCATATTGATCACATTCGTAAGTGGCGGCAAAATAGTCTGAACTATCTGCAATAATGGTGGTAACAGTGTATTAACAAGGGATAATATAGTAGGCAAAATAGCTTGCAAAGACCCGAATATAGACTGTAATGCAGATGTAAGCGTCTGCCCCAGCTCTCCACCTATACCCGGCAACAAGGTTTCAAGTATGCCAGGAAGGTTATTCACCAATTCGGACAGCAACGATGTTGCGCCCTGTATCAGTGATGGCAGTATCTGTTCTATAAGTGGCGGTATATATGGTGCCAATTTCTGTGCAAGACTTGATATACCTGTAACTATCCTTGGCAGTGTGTCTGCTATTCGTGGTACAAGGTTATCAGCTACAGCCATCACAGAATCAACAAGGTTATTGATCAGCACTCCCATGTCCTGTGATGGGTCGGCCATTCCTGTGAGCAGATTCGTCCATGCAGACTTCATCATGCCGATGGATCCCTGTATTGTAGTGGCTGCCTCTTTTGCGGTTGTGCCTGTTATCCCCATATCAGTCTGTACAACATGAATAGCCTCAATCATCTTATCGAATGACACACTATTGACATTATCTGCTGTCACAGTCATGGTGTCACCGAGTACACCAGAATCGTTGATAAGCCTTGCCATCTCGGATGCAGTACCACCATAACCAAGCTTCAAGTTGTCAAGCATGGTGTAGTTTTGCTTTGCAAAGCCCTGATATGCATTCTGTATAGATGCCATATCAGTACCCATCTTGTTGGCATTATCTGACATATCTGTTATGGCAAGATTTGCAGTTTCAGCCGCCTTTTCCGTGTCACCGCCTAAGCCTTGAAGCAATGACGCTGAAAAGCTTGTTACAGTGTCCATGTACTCATTCGCCGACAGCCCCGCCGTCTTATATGCATTATTCGCATACTCTACAACCTTATCTGAGCTGTTCTTGAACAGTGTCTCAACACCACCGACAAGCTGCTCATAGTCTGCATACTCGCTTACAGCTTTAGTAGTAAGCCCAGCTATTCCAGTTGCTAATGCTGTCACTGCTACGGCACTTATTTTTGCCATTTTTAGACCAGCTTTGCCAATTTTGCCGAATACGCTACCGATTTTATTACCTGTTTTTTCTGCAGTTTCTGCCGTGTCACTTAAGCTATTATCAAGCTTATCGGCTGCATCCTGTGCTTCTTTAACTTTTTTCTTATTTTCAGCCAGTTCTTTAGAAAGTTTCTGTATTTCCTCTGCACATTTCTTAGCCTCTTCTGAATCTTCACCCTGAGCTGTATATAAATCAACATATTTATCTTTCAGCTTCTTGAGCTTTTTTTCTTGTGATTCAACCGTTTTACTGACACTTTCAAGTGATTTATTAGTGCCATCGATTGGCTGATTTTTGAAGTTTCTCACTACAGCTTCACCAATCTTTTTAAATGCACCAGATATCTTGCTTTCGGATTTTTCCGCTTTAGATGCTGTCTCATCTATAGCTTTATTGGCATCATTATTCTGTACAAGAATTCTACCAAGAATTCTAAATACTTCCAAAAGGGTTTACCCCCTTTCCTTAATAATAAAAATAGAGGCACATGTTCTATGTGCCCCTATGGTTTGAAATTCTCTATAATTGACATAGAATCCTTTATGGTTGCTTCAAGCTCGTCTCTGCTTTCAAATGCTCCTGATCTATTCTGCTGTGATCCGTCACCTAATGTAACTCCATATATCTTTGCTTTGAAAGCATTAAATGATATATTCTCCCAGCACTTATGGATATACATATCCCAGAGCTTATCATCATCGTCTATTCGCACGAATGTGCATACAAACTCATCAAAGCTCCGGTTCTCTATCATTGTATCAAGCAGAGTATATGGATCTGCATATCTGTGAAATATCAGATCCATGAACTTGAGATATCCTACTGCATCTTCTTGTACAATCTTGAAACAACCTTGATAAAATCCGCAAAGCCCGGAAGCGTGACTGCATCAAATAACATTTCTGTAAATACCGGAAGATCAAGATCCGCAATCTGCTCTACTTTCATTCCTGAAAGGCAAGAAAGACATTTGAATACCTCTGTCTGACATTCTGAAAGTTTTACAAGAATTGTATCTGCAATCTCAAACATAAAACCAATACCAATATCCTCAACTGCTTTTGATACGTCTCCACCGTCTTCCATTGATTTCTTGATGATATTCTTTGTCTCATCACTGTTGAACGCACCCTTAAGGTCCCTGATGCCAACCTTACTAAACAGCTTCAAAAATGAAGCAATATCGGATGCCTTTGGATTTCTAAGTGTATATGGCCTGATCTCCTGCACAGCTTCTACTGCCTCGGCATCTTCAACTACTTCTGCATTTTCTACTACTTCTATATCTTTGTTCTCTTTTATCTCGGTTGTTCCCATAATTGTCTCTCCTTTTCTATGTCAATTAGTCTGTTACTTTTGTACTGGAATCTATAGACTGCTGAACCTGCTCTGTTGTCGTACCAGTAGGCAGATAGATGTGGTATGGCAGTGTATCAGCCGCTGGCGACAGACCTGCATAGCACTCCATTGTCAGCGCAAATGTGCCATTCTCCTTGTTCTTGCCCTCTATCTCAAGGCCTGATGTACAGAGAGCATTGTCAAATATAACGATAACAGGACGACCATCTAAGAATCTTCCAATATATCCAAAGTTTTCGATATAATCATCCTTTTCAATTCTTGCCTTGGATTCGATCACATCGTATCCTTCCGCTGTTGATGTGCCATTCTGCCCGATAATAGCCATCTTGATCGTCTCAGGCGACAGCTCCACCATGTTAGTATCCATCTGTGCTGTCTCGCCAGTTTTAACCGTCAAATCCTTAACCTTAACCACTGCTCCATCTACTTCAATATCCTTAAGTTCCGGCTTAATAGACAGCTTCGTTCCGCCGGATGTAGCACCGATCAGAGATTCAGCAAAGTTCCATGTCTTTTTTGATGCGTCGTACTTGAGCCCTTTGTGAATCGTTCCGGCACCAAACACAATGTTCTTCGGCGTCTTGTCTGTGATACCGGATGACTTGAACTCTTCAAATGTTAATGTATCTGCCATGTTATAATCACCTTCCATTCTTATATTCTTTAATCGTCAAATTGATCTGTATCCGTTTGAGGTCTGCATCCCCTGTTGGCACCGGTGACGCATTCCCATAAAAAACGGCAACCCCCGCACCACTTGCAAGGATTGCCGTCCGTTCAATATTCTGTTCTATCTTCTGCTTGTACTTCTCCAAGCTGAACCATGAGCCTCTTGTGAATCCATCTATGATGAATGTTATTTCCTGACATCCATCCTCTTCAGGAGTATCACCCTCGGAGTATTCACCGACAAAGTATGCCTCTGGTGGGTCGTCCTGCCACTCCATGAATGCATATGGAATCTCAAGCTCATCTGTGAGTACACTGTTGATATATGATAATGTCTCGCCTGTCATGCCATCACCGCCTTACTCTCTAAATGTCTGATTGAGAATAGATCCAAGTCGCTTGATGATCTTGCTCTTGGTCTTGTCAAAGGCTTTCTGTAAAGGTCTGAGAGGCTTTTTACCATGAGTTGTGTGCCAGTTGCCACGCTCATCCTTATAAGCCCATGGTTTTTTGCGTCCATTACCTTTCAGTGCGTATTCACCTGTTCCATACTCTTCCCAGATAGCATTCTCAAGAGGATTACCGATAACAGCCTCGCCCTTATCTTCATCAACATGATGAGTCCATGCTCCTTTGGTCTGTCCTGTGTCTACTCTCGCCTGTGCTCTCTTAGTCTGTGCCTCTACCTCTCCGGCAGCCTCGTACAAGAATACAATAACAGCATCATCCAGAGCCGCCTCAACCTTTATTCTGTTGTCTGTGAACTCCACATTTCCCATTACTGCCCTCCTGTATACTTCAGATATATCTCAAGCTGCTCATGCATGCCCATGGGGTCATCTATCAGCATAATGTCATATACCTGACCATTAATCACCATACGGCTGTTCTCAGCCTTGATCATGTCACTGAGCTGCTTATAATCAGCCACGAACATATGCGTGGATTCCTGCACCTTGGCATTGTATGTTGTGTACTTGCTGTCACCGCCTGAGAGGTCAAGCCATCCGGTCAAGGTATCTTCAGATATCCATGTGACTTCCTGTTCGCCTATCTCATTTCTGGTTATGCTTTTAGCCTGTATATCTGCAACTGCATTTCCGCCTATTCCTCGCATCTCAAAACCTCGCTTTCATGTACGGTTTTAAGAAACCAAGAAGTGACTTTGGATATCCCATGATGGAATTGTCGCCATCCATGTTGAAATAGGTCACAGAATGCCTACTGATGGTCTCAGACTGTACACCGACCTTATCCCGGTTGTTCAGGTCCCATGAGAGCATGTTGGCTACTCCCAGCTTGATATCCATCGGATATACTATCTTTGTCACCATGGCGACCGGTTCGCTTACAATCTTCTCATTCACCTCTATATGTCCATTATCCATATCCACAGCTTTGATGGTGTACAAGCCATCGTTGTAGCGTGACTCTGACACCTGTATAGTGTCGCCAACCTTGAACAGCTCAGATGCATACTGAAAGCCTGTCACAGCGTCCACAGGAGCCACGAACCGCCTGTTCCGATCCTGGAAGTTGTTGTTTGTATACTTTCGGATCAGGAGCTCAAGTGCCTGAAGCTTAGCCTCAAGCACCGGAGCTTTCTCCTTGGTGTCTACGTACTTCTTAAGTTCATCGACAGTCATGATCATATGACCACCGCCTTACTTCTTAGGGATAACAGTATACCCGTCATGCTCCGTGAACCACTCTGCCATACGCTTTGATGTGATCTCTGCCTTTCCGTTTGCGAACTGGACACCACCGGCGCCAATTCCACAGTAAGTAGCGTTATCATTAACAGATACTGTCCAGCCTGTAGGCTCACTCTCTGTCTTTGGCTCTGCCACTACAGGCTCAATAACTTCACTTGTCTGTTCTACGGTCTTTGTTTCCTTTGTTGCCATATTCAATCACCCATCCTTCCTTATGCAATCTTGATATTTCTGAGTACACCTGCATGCTGTGTATTCTTCAGGACTGTAGCTGCGATCATCTCAACCTCTGCGTCCTTGACAGTGCCAGGCTCGTTGAAGTTTGGAAGATACTGATCGATTACAGAACCACCATTCAGACTGATTCCGTGGAATCCATCATTAACATCGAATTTGACTGCATAGACGTCTGTAAGACCTGTTGTTGCCGAACTCTCCTTTGCGATGGTTCTTGAAAGTCCCTTCTTGACAACATGGCCAGCAGTTGCAGCACCACTGCTTACAGTGTAATAGTCCTGCATATCAACAAGCTTGACACCATCAATAGTAGTGATACGCTTTCCGAATGCTTCCTCACTCTCAGTCTTGTATCCAAGGATACGGGCTACAGTCTGAATCTTTGTGATCATCTCTGTGTTTGTAAGCACTGCATCAGCATCTGTAGTCTTGACAAGAAGGCTCAGTGCCTCATAGAACTCATCAGCATTAGACTTGATCGCTGTGATAGATGACAGATCAATAGCCTTGTCTGTGCCGTATTCTGTCGTTGTTCCTGCGAGCATGGAATCAAGTCCCTGGAACTCAGGGTGATCAGTTGATGCTGTTGTAGTTGCATCACCATTGATCAGTGTATAGTGGAAGAGGTTTACCACTGCCTTGATATGTTCCTCTATCTGATATGCCATATTGTCAAAGTTGCCTGCTACTCTATTGAGCACTCTGTCCATCTGAACAGCTCCGCCCATGATTGCAAGATTAGCCTCGCACTCCTGCTTAGTAGCCGCTGATGCAGTGTAAGAGCCACCTATCTTTCTGAACTCTGCTGTTGCTGGAAGTACCTTTCTGAGATACTTATACTTCATTGTTGAGCCACCACCTGATGCTGATACACAGTCATCAAATGTGAGCATCTGAAGTATTGTTGACTGTCTGAGAAAGATATCCACGATCTGTGAGAATACCTTGTCACTCATACCTTTCTTAAGTTCTTCTAATGTCATTGCCATAGTTTTCACCATTCCTTTCTACTTATTGGTTGTTATTTCCTTCGTATTTCTGTCTCAATGCCTCTGCCAGGTCCTTAGGTTCTGCATTCGTATTGCCCGGATTCCCATCTGGCAGCTTATTCTCAATGATGATCCTCTTGCCACCATCTGAGCCGGATGAAGCTGTGAACTGAGCCGGGAACTGTGTCTTTAAGTCTGTGAGCATATTGTCCCAACCTTTGATATGACCTTCATCATCGAGCTTAAGCTCCTCATTCTTCTCCTTGAGGGCTGTCTTGATCTTATAGGTCATGTAATCAGTATCAACCGCATGAGCCTCAAGCAGAGCCACCTTGATAGCTGAATTGACCTTAGTCTCCTCAAGCTCTTTCTGAAGCCTTGCATTCTCAGTCTCGTAAGTTGATATCTTCTGCTGCATGCCCTCATCACCCTTGGAAGCTTTCTTGAGCTCCTCAATAAGCTTATTTGCATTGCCAATCTCCGTGTCTTTGCCGGTGATCAGTCCATTGAGTTTTTCAAGCTCGGAATCATACTTCTCTTTGCTGACGTACTTGCCCTCGGACAGATCTGTGTATCTTACATGCTTGAGTTTATCCGTCTCTGCGCTGTTCTTCTCGTCAATCTTTGCCTGTACCTGTTTGTACAATTCTTCTCCTAACAGTTCCTTTAATTCCATTGTTCCATCCTTTCTTGGCTTTAATCGTAGCCACACATGGCAGTTATCACTCTTGCCGGAGTTATTTTATCGTCACAGTTTTACCGCCTTAAGCCGATTTTTTGGGCATAAAAAAAGACCATGTTTTTATCATGGTCTGAATTACTAATTATTTAATTGCATGAAAAAAGCACTCTGCTAATGCGGAGTGCTTTTAATACCACATATATTCTACTGTTTCAGGATAACTATCATTCTCAATACATTTTTCAATAGCCTTTATAGCTTTATTAAAATATGTCTTCAAATTAGCTTTGCTATCTTTTTGACAGTATTTATGCTCGATAACTTCATGTTTTTCTATATCATAAATAAATGTTCCAACATCCTGCTTACTATCTTCCGGGAAATACTCCGCTGATATTATATTATTCGTCTTTTTTATTTTTTCCAAGGTTACCATAATATTCATCAACTCCCTTTTGATAATCGTATTTTCTGGTAGCAATAGCATGAGCCTCAGTATGGCTCATATTTTTATTTTCTTTCTTCAACTTCATCTCATACAATTCATGCTCGATTAATACTTTATCATGATCCTTAATATCCTTACCACTCATAAGTCTTTGCCATGATTGTGCAATAGCGCAATCAGGTTCAAAAGAATCATTATTAAATAAATAATCTTTTATGCTCTGTATTTCCGTTTCCGTTTTTCCTATATTATTTGCTATATGTTTGCAATCTGTACTAAATGATTTTATTTCACGATAGTACATTTTAGCAAATGCCGTAGCCTCTTTACTATCAGGGTCCAATATTCTTGCACCTGTTATCATTTTAGCACTTGTATCCACATTTGCAACAGATTTTTTATTGAAATACTTATCAATGACTTCCAATACCTTGTTTGAATATGTCAAATCAGCACCATATTTGGGAGGTAATTCCAATTTAAGTTTAGACATTTTTGCCTGTGTAAATGCCTCGGCAAAAAATTCGTCAACACTTCTACTACTATGTTCATATGAACTGATCCATCTTGATGTATCTGATGTTTTATCAACATCTCTGTGATATTCTCTTTGTATTTTTTTTATTTCTTTCCAAAAATCTGCATCATTAGTAAGGCCGTACTTATCTGCTGCACTATTTGCAAGCGTATGTGCAAATTCATGAACAGCAGTGTTAACATGTGAATCCGATAATCTCATCACTGCACCTGACATATCAACATTACCGGCTGACTGTTTTGCCCCTGTCGTAACTTTCTGAAGCCTTGTCCTGTACTCATTTGACAGATCTGATATAATTTCCTGCTGTTTTTCACGTAATTGATTTTTATCCTTCCAATCAAACTGTATTATTTCTCCATTTACATTTGTAGGATTTATTTCATCAATCACTTTCAAATACTTCTCTTTGTACTCCTCAAAGTCTGTCGTCTTATCCAACCCGAAGTATTCCGCTCGGTCTTTCAGTCGCTGAAGCTCATCATCATCCAATGCCCATCTTGCTCTCTGCAATAAGCAGCACCGGCAATTACAATCCTCTGCCGGATCTCCAAACATCCCCGGAGCATCTACCTTACGACCACCAACCTCAAAAGGTTCATCTATTTCACGAATCTGTCCATCAAGCAGTCTATGCAGATCTCTTGTATTGCCGTCAAGCGTAGAATCCCACTGCTTTACTATGTCCGCACCTTTACTCTTAGCTATCTTTTGAGCATCCATAGCCGACTGTACTTGTATGCGATGTCCTTCCGTCCTTGCAATTCGGATAGAGTTGTTATAAGCCCTCTGGAATGGTGTATTTGCCATATGCCGTGAAAGCTTACCAGCTACTTCATTCCATGTTGATCCATTGGCTATACCTCTTGATACCTCTGCCCTAACTGCTTTCTTGAGGTATGTCACATCCTCGCCCATTTTGTCGTAGAGTGACTTACTGAGCTTGCTGTCCGTCTGAATAGCTCTCACAACTGCCGCCTGATCTATCGGCATGATAATGGGTATTCCTGTCTTTTGCAGGTCATACATGACACCTGTGTATCCGTCTCTATAACACTTGGTCAGGTAGTCAGACACAGTTGCATATGAGTTAGACTGCAAGTTGCTTAGAGCACCTTCAAGTTGTGCTTTCAAAGCCTCCTGATATTGTTTCTGGTATATGATGCTCTGCAAATTCTCCATGTCAGTTCTTGCAGACAACTCTCTGATCTTCTGCTCGCAATCTTTCAGTGCCTGCTTATATGTATTTTTCAGACTGGCAATAGTTTTTTCCTCGTTATGCAGTTGTTCCTCGATTACTTCTTTCTGTCTCTTGTTCATATTACTCTAACATTGAATCATCAAGCTCGATTGCCCATTTCATGTGTGTCCCGCCGTCACTCGTCATATACTTTTTGCTGTTTAAATCAAACACATAGTGATCGTCTGAATTTTTATTTATATCACATCTGTACAAACCGTCGATGATTGCATTTTTATCCTTTAATGCGATTGCTGACATTAAAACGAGATTATCAGCAAATCCATACACATTACTTAAATTGTAAGTTATTGATGTGCTATCTGATAATGAGAGCATATAAGTGCCGGCTGAAATATATCCATATACACTTATCTTTTCGTCTGTTCCAATAACGGATGCCTCACATATACAATATTGTAAGATTGCGTTTTCTTCGGTTCCGAATTTAAAAAGTGCCGCACCATTGCCTTTTGAATAACGCAATGATAGATTCTTTATGCTTGATGAATTTATTATCATAACCCTACACTGCATATTCGTTCCGCTCGTATTCGTTGATATTGCCTGACCGTTCAGGTATCTTCTTACCTCGAAATAATTTGACACTATCTGACATAGCCAACCATTGTCCGTATTAGTACCCTTATAAAGCAGCCACTTGCTACCGCTTGTCATAATCTGTAAATTACAACCTAATGCTGTAGCAATCTCCTGCATCTTCTCATCTGTTATATCTGCCTCATATTCTTCCGAGCTGCTGCCCAGTGTAACCTTCGTTTTATACAGTTTTATAGTCTTATACCCTAATATACTCATTATGCCTCCTGTTCTTCATACAAGCCATATATGGCTGTCAGTGAACCGTCTGCCTGTATCGTTGTATCGACATATCCGCTCACTCCATATCCGGCTGTTGAAATCTGCTGAATATTCTTAGCCATCGTGCTAAACGATGCTGTGCTTGCGGTATCAATTCCTTTTTCAGTGATAGCCTCCGCAAGCAATGTCTTGCCATCACTGACAGATTTTTTTAAATCATTTTCTGTTTTCTGTGTTGCATTAACAAATTCTGAAAATACCTTACTAAAAGTTGTTGCGGTATATGAAGATGCAACATTAGGTACATAGTCGTCATATGTAGCATCCAAACATGCTGTAAGCATTGGTTTGAACTTCACATTGTTCAGCGTTACACCTTCTTTTATGACGATATGCGGAACTCCAATCATTTTATTTGGTTCAAGAATAAGTCCTTCTGCATAGGCATTTCCAGATGAAGAATCTATATAGTATGTATCAATACTACTTCCAGTCGGTGCGCCCAACAACTTTGTTTTAAATTGTTTAGGTGAAATCCAACCACCAAGACCAAAAATTACATTTTGTTCAGCAGTTCCACTTACTGTATATACTCCTTCGTTATCATTTTTTATAGTAACTCCCATATTTGTAAATGTACTGGCAGCCTTCTTTGGAAGAAGATTCACAATCACATCTTTTGTGCTTGCCTTTGTATCAAGCAAACCATCAACTTCTGTGCATTTATCTTCAAATTTTCTGTTAAGAGCATCAATGCTTGTTCCTATTTCCTTTACAGCTTTGTCCTGCTCATCTTTTAATTGCTGCAATGACAGACGGAACTGTGCAATTATATCTTTTTCCGTCTTATCATTAGTCACTTCTCCGAATTCACAGCCATCGAGAACCTTTCCAACCGCAAGTTCTGTATTGTATTCCTGTGTTATGTTTGATTCGTGATCTACCTTAGTAAAGCAGATCACGAAACCAACCGTACCAGGGACTCTGCAAGCCGTAGCACCTACAAGCCATGAGAATGTGATATAATCTTCATCGGTCACAGCTAAGTCATCGACAGCATAACAATCCGTCTCATTATCCTCATTCACATAATTGACCTTTATGCTAAACTCAGACATATCATTATTCTGATAATATCTCGGCATTTTAAAATGCTTTCTTGTCACATTTTTATCATGATATACTCCGAGTATCTTCTCATTTCCCGGAAGTGTAATCTTTCTCAAATTGCTATCTATTTTGCAATATGTTACATTCTCCATCTTTATTCTTCACCACCAGTCTCTACATTTACCTCTTTCAACAGATCCTGCGCTTTTTTCGTATCGTCTTCTTCCTTTGCCGGTAACTTGTCTTTTATCTCCTCATAGTCAATATCTAACCAATCGCAAATAGACTTAACTACAGTCTCATCATCAAGCACATTCGCAACGCTCAAGATCGTATTAATCTCTGCCTGCTTGGTTTGTGCTTCGGTCAGTTTGATCTGTGCATTTTCCTGCGCATTACTCATAATCTCATGAGTAAACTCAAACCGGACATCCTCAACCTGATATGCGGTTCCATCCGCATTGTTAATCTCATCTACGACTATCTCAACCAGTTTACGCAGCATCTTCTTGAGATTTTTCTCTATTTTTTTTGCTTTCAGATCAAGCAATGAATATGCTGCCTTAATTGCAATGTTTGTAGTTGCACTTGTGTCCTTAAGCCCAGCAGTGTTTAGCCCCATTCCAAACCGGTATATGTTCTTCTCGTCAAGTTCAAGCTTCGTCTGTCGTGCCTCATATGGGACATCAACAGTTTTAATATCAATTCCGCCCTCTTCCCCCAAACCAACTATCTTCTTTGTCTTAAGGTTTGTCTGAAGCTCATCAAGATTATCTCCCTCAAATCCTTTTATTGCATAGATTGGGGAATCAAAGTCAATGAGATTGTTTGACAGGCTTGAAGCCATCAAGTCATAGTCATCTATAAGTGGTTTCACCGGTTTAAGACTTGAAAACTGTTTCTTATTGTTGTCCAGCCGGATAAATGGGATATACCCAAATCCATCAAAGTAAGTAGTAGCTTTCTTTCCTTGTGTATATAATACATGTGGTCTTGGATTTACCTGCTTTGATTCATCAAGCTGTATATCTCCACCATCAACCTGAGTATAGAACCATGTTTCTTTTTCATCCCATACCTGTATGCGTTTTATTATCTTCCTACCCTTGTCGATGCGTTCAATGTAATGGTATATCGTATATTTGCATCCATCGTCCGCATCTTTTTCTCTGACTTCTATTACATCCAGCGCATCAGCCGCCGCAAATGCCATCTTATCTTTTGCATTTTTGTATGCATACATATATGCCCAGCCCTTTACCTGACTATCTGTGATACAGTCTGATAATTCAGATATAAAGCTATCATTGTTGTTAAAATAGTTATCCATATAGGTCTGTAGCTTTTGATCATCTGCTACAACAAAACGATCACCAGACATCACATACTGAGTACACTGATCTACAAGCTCAGTAAAGAACGGATGCGATATCCTCACATTGCTCCGTGTTAGATCCTCTACTAACTTGCCGTCAGCATTGTAGTAAAACAATCTATACTTCTTTATGTCGTGATCGCCATCATAGTATCTTTCGCCTGTCCTGGCAAACTGCTTCTTATCTGATGTTTTGTCATTATCAATCAATACCTTTATTTCATCAGTGGTTAACACCTTTTCCATCTCCTTCATGTTAATCTATATCAGCCATGAACGAGACTTGCGCCATCCCTCAATGCCGTACCTAAGAGCTGCCATTGCATCGTCCATTACTGGTACAGGCTCATCAAGATATTCGCCTGTCTTTTCATCTTTTTTCCATTTCCACTGTTGCAGCTCCTTGATCGTGTTTACACAATGAGGGGCTACATATATCCTTCTGCGTACTGTATGACTTTTATCTGTCACACCTTTCAACCAGTCTATCTGTGCTTTTACAGATCCGTTTGAACCACCTTTGTTAACCCCCTTGGCTCTATATCCAGCACCCTTCCAGGTCTTTATTCTGTCCGGTTCTGCACTATCACACCACATAATCTTATTAGTTGGGATAGCATGCTTAATTGCCAGCGGTATGATCTCCGCTGTTTCTTTCTCATGCTCATATATCTCATCTATGATATATATGTTGTCATCCTTAATGCCAAGAAGAAGGATGGCATTGGCATGGTTAAATCCAAAGTCTTGACCTATTGCTATATCATCGTAATCATTAAGATTCTGAGATACCTCTGCAACTTCCCAGTTGTGCAGAATGAGACCGCCTATCTCACCCCATTCTCCAAGCCCATATATCTGATATCCCTCAGGATCAACTTCTTTCCTACGCTCCATACGGCGGTGATATGCCGCATCTATGAAGCGATTCCCCAAATATGTGCTGTGATGTGTCAACACATCAGGATCGTATCTATCAAAAAAGACCTTCTTTATCCAGTGGTTTTTGTTCACTGGATTGAAGGTCATTCTTATCTGGTAGAACTGCCCTTGTGGCAATTCTCCACGCAATCTGTCATCTATTATCTCTAGGTCTGCCTGCGTAAATTCAGTGGCTTCTTCAAGCCATACATCCGTAAGTTTACCCCGTGGAAATGTGATTGACTTCAACTTTTCACGCTGTCTATCGTCGTTCATACCACGGAATATAATCTGGTTTCCGTTATGTTTACATGTAAGGCTCAACGGACTTCTGTTGATTTTCCAATAATTATCGACCTTATCTCCAAATATCTTATAAAGAGATCCAGTCAGTTCAGCGAATGTACTGTCTCGGTTAGTAATATCGGATTTTCGCATTGCAACAAGGTTACGGCCCTTGTCCTGCATCAGCCTCAGTATGTAATTCTGTGCAGTGTCAACAGATTTTCCGGATCCTGCACTTCCTTTCATGACAATGTAACGCTTCCGGCTCCTGTCAACTTCCTTGAAACCGGAATTCATTTGGACATTTATATTCATAAGCAATCAGCTTCTTTGAATGCCTGGAACAGCTTTGGTGATTGAATAGCGATCCAATCAGTAATTGTTTCATCCATTCCCCAACAGTTTGTGCTTCCGCTATTGTTCCACATTCCTGATTCATATAAAAAAGCATGAACAATTTCATGCCTTAATACTTTTTTTCTGTATGAATCCATATCCTGAATTGTATTTCTGTCCGATTCAAATTCTGCTATTTTGATTGTCTGAATGCTCTGATCCATGCAACCATCAGCATCTTCAGGCATTTCTTCATCCGGAACATCAAAAATGATTTTGTATTCAGTTCCTAAAATATTTACTGTTTTCATTCTTCATCCCCATAATCAATATTGATGTTCAAATCCATATCAACATCAGCCTCCACCTTCTCGGTATATAAGCCATATGCTTTCCCAAGTAGCTCCGCTGCCTTATTGGCATCTGACAGCCTTGCTGGTATCTCCACGATCTGTGGTGTCTCTTTCTTGACTGTCTGTTTTCTCATTGTGCCGTTATCATCAGGAGCATACATCGAACGTTCTTCACTGGTCGTTACAACAATGCATTCTTTCTTTTCTCGTCTCATGGTTGCTGTGAGGTACTTTAGAACCTCATCCTGATCGGCAATTAAGGTTTTTTCTTTCTCGGCCATCCGCTTTTCTATATATTCCTGCACCTTAACATTTGTTAACAACCTTGCTGCTGCTTGTGCGGCTGTTTTCTTTGAGTACCCAGCCCTTATAGCTGCCTGTGTGGCATTAAGGTCAATCAGGTATTCATCACAGAATCTCTGCTGTTTAGCTGTCAGTTTAGCCATAATGTCACACCTTCTTTCTGTTACATTCTCACCTCAAACAAAATAGCCCAGTGGCAAGAGATTATCATTAAAGGGGTGGGAGAGGGTTTGCATATATAACCACTGGGCATAAGAAAAGGGACACAACCTTATGGCAACGGCTATGCCCCTTATGAATCAATACTATATAATTTTACCACTACAGTATATCACAGTTGCTAGGTGCTATTCGGTGCTAAATGGTGCTATTTGGTGTCGACTTTTCTAAAATCTTTATTCGAAATGCCTCAAGAGCAACTCCATGAATATGTTTTGTCCTGTCATATGAATACTTTATTTCAGATGCTATATCCTTTAATGACTTGTACTCTATATACTTCTTAAACAGAATCTTCATGTAGATAGGATTGTTCAAACTGTGGATCTGATTGATCACTCTATGCTTGAGTTCCGCAAACCTGGTAGTATCCTCCTGCAGCTCTCTCTCAAAATCAACATACTTCGCTACTTTCACGCTCAATGATTCAGATGCACTTGTCTGTACCTTTTCCTTTGAATAGTCAAATGCTCCCAATCCTATGGCATTATCTTTAAGGCTATCTAATTCTATCTTCTTCTGCAGTATTTTCGTATCAAGCGTTTCTACCTGCTTCAGGTACTCTTTCGCTATATTCACTACCTTATCACCTCACTTACTTATTTTCCCTGATGGAGAACTCTATTCCGGTTTCTTCCCTCAGTGCATCTATGAAATCATCCCAGATCACATCTCCATCACATATACACTCTGTCTTCAAATTGAATCGGTCAAAGAACTGTTTGATCCTTTTCTGCCCAAATCCAAACTCATCTCTCAACACCATGCAAGACATAATCAGCACAGTATCGATCGTATTCATCTTGATCTTCTCAACTGATTCTTCCAGTTGTGCTTGATTGATCTCTAACGGAATGAACATAGCTCTCCTTACTGCAAGCTCTTTCTTAGCCTCTTCCATGCCCTTATCCTCGATCAGCTTCATAATCCATATTGCACCAGCCATTCTTGCCTCATGGAGCTTTCTGTCTGATTTAGCCATCTATTCCACCTCTCTCACATCGTTCAAATTCTATTACCCACACCCATGGATTCGCATTCCATCCGTAGCGGTCAAGGTCGGATTTCTTGACGGTAGAATCCCAGAGTCTTGAAAAAGCATATCTTTTTTCTTCGCCATTCAGTACATACGGCTCTTCTACCTCTATACCCTCTTTGCAAATCTGTTTTGATGTTATGTCTTGCAACCGCTCCACCCTCACATCCGTAACCTTAAGCCAGATACGTGTGGCTTCTTTCGGCATGTGGATGGATGGATGCCATTTCATCTCGATTTCTTTTCCATCACGGTAAAACTTCTCCGTATCGGAGTAATTTGCACGGTATATATACCGTTCTAATCCTTTA